GTCCTGCTATACCAGTTACTGCTTGAAATATAATCCATCTACTAATTAAATCACTTATCATTTTAGCAAAAACTTTAGATATATCTCCCATCAAATCATCAAATGCTTCTCCCATAGTCTTAGTCCCATCCATCCAAGAAGCAAAGAAATCAGATGAAGCACTTTCTACTCCACTTATAGCATTTTTTAATCCTGACAGAATAGAATTATTATTTATTTTATTTATTTGTTGTTGATATACTTCCCATTCATCTATTAAGTTTAATATAGAACCACTTTTACCTTCTCTTAAAATATTTGCTTCTAATCCTAATATTTCGTTTTGTAATGCTAATGTTTCTACTCCAGTTCTTTCTAATTCTTTACGTAAATTTAATTCTTCTTTCAATGGTATAAGTAATTCTCGCATTTCTTTACTACTTAATTCATAATCTTTACGAGTTACAGATACTTTTTCAGCTATTTTTATATCTTCTTCTATTTGTTTTGATGTTTCTTCTATTTGTTTTATTTTTGCTTTTTCTATATCTGCAAATAATTCTTTTATTTTAGCATTTAAATCAGTATCTTTAAAATCAGGGATAAGACCAGAAATAGATTTATTTATTAAATTTTTTACAAATTCTACGTCTTTTTTAATATTTCGTTTTAAAACTTCAATACCAGTAGGTGTAGGAGCTGGAGGTTCTACAAAAGCAGGAGCAGCACCTTCAAGAAATTTAATATCAAGAGATTTAGTTGGCCCTCCTGGATATGCAGGATCCGTATCTTCAAATCCAAACTCTAAGGGTTTATGCCATTTAGAAAACCATGTTGAAATTTCTTTTAATTTATCTATAAATAATTCAAGAGAATCTACCTCAAAAGCCCAATCTATCCATGAACGAAGTCCATAAATACCAGCAGTAATAGCAACTATTGTTAATGTTATTGGACTAAGAGCAACATTAAAAACAATAGCTGCTACTGTTAATACTTTTATTAATGAACTTATTGCTAAAGTTAAAACTCCAATACCTACAGCAACTAATGCAGTTTTTGCAGTAAATTCTAAAAGAGATGCAATAAGTTCTTTATTTTTATCAACAAAAGCTGTTGTTCCTTCAGCTATTGCTTTAAAATTTTCAGAGAATTCTAATAATTTTTTTGACCCTGATGCAAATATATGTCTACCAAGATTTTGAAAACTTCTACCTAAGACACCAAGTTGGTCAATTAAATTTGACATTTGCCAGTCAACTATTTTATCCATTGTTCCTCCAGCTTTTTTTAATCTTTCTACAAATGCTTCATAATCTTTACCACCATTTCTAACAACTTTTAACATACCTGTTAATGCTCTATCTCCAGCAAGAGTTGCAAAAAAGAAATTTTTAGCTTCAGGTGTTGCTTTTGCTAATCCTTTATCTATATCCTTTAAAATATCTGAAAAACCTCTAAGGTTTTTATCTGTATTATATATTTCTATATTATATTTTCTAAAGAGGTCTATTAGCTCTTTTTTGGGATCCATTAAGTTAATAAAAGTTCTTCTCAATGCAGTTCCTGCCCTTGACCCTCTAATACCTGCATCTCCCATTAATCCAATAATAGCAACAGTTTCACCTAAAGTTGTATTTGTTATATCAGCGACAGTAGAAACAAAACTCATTGCTTCTCCCATTTCTCGTAATGTTGTTAATGATGTGGTAAACCCCATTGATAAAACATCTGCTATGCCAGCTGCATCTTTTGATGTTAGATTAAAACCTTTCATAATACTTAATAAAATTTCTGTAGAGTCTCCTACATCCATAACTCCTGCTTTTGCAAAAGAAAGTGCAGTATTAAATGTTCCAATTTGTTCTTTAGCAGATAAACCAGCAGAACCAAGATAATAAAATGCTTTTGCAGTCTCTGTAGCTGCTATATTTAACCTAATAGACGCATCTTCAGACATCTTTGTCATTGTTTCTAAGTCTTCTGTAAGTAAATTTGCAGTTACTGCTGTAGCTTGTCTCATTGACCTTTCAAAATCACCAGTAAATTTAAAACCAGCAGCTAAAGTGGCTGTTATAGCTGCTCCTGTTTTTAGTAATTTCTTACCGAATTGGTCAAGATTATCTGTAACAGTCCTAAATGATTTTGCAGATTTAGCAAGACCATCTCTAAGACTTTTATTAAAATTATTAGAATTTTTTTCTGCATCATCAAAAGTTTTTTTAGCAATTTTACTAATAGTTTTTAAAGCAGCTTCAGCATTTTTTGAATTTACTTTTACTACTATTTCTGCTGTAAGAAAAACTGGCATTATACACCTTTACCTTTATTATTCTCTTTTTTCCGTTTATCATAAAAATAATTCCAAGTTTCAATAATAGCAGATAATAATTCTAATTTATAATTATTATCTTTTATATCAAAAAGATTAATTACTTCAATTACTGCACATATATTTATACAAACAGGTCCATTAAATCCAATTATTTCTTGTTGATAAACAAGATTCCAAATTTTAAATATATAAGAATCATTTAATTCTTTTATTTTTACGAAATTAAATACACATTTACTACAATCTGGTTCTTTTTTATAAATAGCATATCTATTTTCGCACACAGAACAGTTACTATAATTTTGTAAATATTCTAAGTGCTCAATTAGTTTTTTGCTAAATTATTACCAGAATCTATATTTTCTCGTAATGCTTCTGTAGATTTTATTACAAAATTAGAAAAATTAGGATCGTCTATAAGTTTTAATTTATTTTCTAAATTACACTCTATTTCTTTATCATCAATACATACATTTTTCCAATCAACTATAATATAGTCCCACATTAATCTAGCAGCTAATTTATCATCAGTAATTTCTTCAACAAAATGAACACCTGATTTAAATTTATCTTTTTTATGTGTTATTTTACTATTAATCTTTGCAGATTCTGAAGGTGGTAAAACTCTTAAACATACTCCTCCATACTCTTCATCTTCATCATCAAAATAAAACCATGTCCCTAAATTCTTTGGGTCAAAATTTGCCATAACTCTCTCCTTTTTAAAAATATATTTATTTTTATGCGTATTTTTTTTGTAGTAATTAAAATTTTATTAATAATCATTTTAACTAACTGTTTGATATTCATATTCAAAGTAAAGAAAACCAGCAGCACTAAATGTAGCAAAACCAGATGCTGTTTGATTTATTGCTCCTATCTCATTAATTCTCCAATAATCTCCACTTACTGCTTGAATATAATTAGTTTCATCTATCCAAAACTTTAAACTTGTGATTTGTGTTTCGTTATCATAAGCTTCTTTTAGATAATTTTGTCCACCATCTATACCAAGTAGATAGTATCCTTCAAAAGAGAAAGATATTGGACCTTTGTGCTGAATTAAATTAGTTGCTCGTTCTTGTCCAAAAACAATTGGGACATCTACTACATTTCTACTATCAGCAGAAATAGTAAAACTACTCCAACCTCCAATAGTAACATCTACTCCATCATCATTTAAATCAACTGTAACTTTTCCGTCATGACCATTTAATGGTAACAATGGCTGTGTCATATTTATGACTCCTTAAAAAAATAAATTTAAATTTTAAATTCTGTTATTATTTGTATAGTCTCATCTTTTACATCACTAATGGTTGTAAATCCTTTATTAGTAACAGATACTATTAATCCATTATCTAATTTTGAACCATCTATTTCTTCAACAAGTTTATCACTTATAGTTCTAATAATAGGTATACCTTCTGATTTTTTTGCAAAAAAAGAAACCTGAATATAAGTATTATTTATCCTAAATCCACCTAAAATAGGAGTATCTACATCAGCAATAATAAAATATTTTACCAAAGGTAAAACATATTGATCAGGAGGATTTTCATATATCTTATTAGGTAAATCATCACCTATTATTTCTACTAATTTATTATAAAAACTTTTTAACAAATCTCCTTGTTTCACTATATATCTCCCTTTTTAGGGAGAGGGACATCAGATGCAGTATAATCAGTAGAAATAGAAGCATCTAAACCACTTCCTTCTATAAATTTTTTCAAAATTTCAGCTTCATTTTCTCTAAATGATTGCCTTAAATAAGGCCTTGGTAAAAGTTTTAATGTCCCTATCTCTAAATCTGGAGCATAATGAATATCACTACCTATAATAATCTTTTTCATTTTTATTTCATCTTCATATACTTTAATACTTTCATGTAAATCTCCAGTGTCTTTTTTAGGTGGTTGACCTGGTAAAGAACGTGGAGGCCCTTGTATCCCTATCTTAACTTTTATTTGCTTTTTAAGAAAATTAGCAGACTTCTTAAGACCATTCTCTATTTTTTTATCCATTATTTTATAAAAATCAGGATTCTCTTCTATCATTTAATTTCCTCAATAAAAAGTTTAATATAAACACCTTGCCACGTTTCTTTACTAATAATACTATAATCATCTTCTAAAAAAACTATTCTATCATCACCTTGTAATATTATATCACTTTTCAAATAAACTTTATATGCAGTAATATCTATTTTTCTACCTGCTCTATAAATGTCAAATATAGTTAAAGGTTGAACACTAGCGCTTATATCAGAACTAGTTAAAGTAAATACCTCTTTATAATTACCATAACCTAAATCTTCATTAGTCTTAGTCTTAATACCTATTTTATTATTTAATATCATTTAAAACCCAACTCTTTTATAAGCAGATAAATCAACTTCAAAGTTTTTATCAATTTCAATTTTAGAAGAATATTTATAACTTATATCTCCAGTTTTTTCTTCTTTAATATTACTTTTTATAGTTGTTTTTTCTAATTCATTTACTACCATTTTTACTGCAATAAGATTTAAATCAGAAGGGATATTTATATATCCTGCATTATATGTTACTTCATAAAATCTATCTGATTCTATATTCTTAAAATTAAAAAGAATAACACCATCTTTTTCTGTATAAATATCAGTATCTAATTTTGTTCTTGTCCCAAATGGACTACCATAATAAATTGAAGAAATACTATTAACAGGATATTGATTTAAAAATAATTTATTAATCCCTTCACTATCATAAACTTCTATATAATCAGTTGAATTAAAAACTCTATCACAATATTTTTCTATCTTAGCACTTATAGCATTTATAAAATATTCTACACGTTCTAAATCATCTATAATACTAGGATTAGAATTAAAATTCTGTAATAAATATAACTCTATATCAGCAACTGAACAAAGTTGTCCCATTATTTATTCTCCATTTTTTTACTCTCTATTAGTCTATCCAATTTTAAATTTATGTCATCAATACTTTTAAAAATCAGAGCAACTATATCTTTTTCTGCTTTTTCTCCATCCATTTTTATTATTTCTTGTTTTAAATCTGTTTCTGTTTTTAAAAGTGTTGTTCTTAAGTTGTCCATTCTCTCTTGGACTATTCCCATTTTGTAGCAGAAACCTCCAAAACTTGCTGACAAAGTAACTGCCAAAGTAATAACACTGGTGATAATCGATGCGGTTAATTTATTCATAATAAATTTCTCTTTAATAATTGGGACATTGCTCATTTCTTTTATGCCTATTTAGTATATATATCTCTCATCATTTTATCTAAATATGTTGCTTTTTTAATTTCAACTATTTCAACTATATTTAATTTCTCTAATTTTTTTGCTAATTTTTTTTCAACATCACAAGTCCAATCTTTTCTTGCTCCATGCCAGTCTTTTAAAAATGTAACTTTAACACACATAAATTTCTCCTACATTAATAATAGAAAAATTCTATTGCCATTACTACTTCTTTATTTGGATCTGCAATATGTAATGCAATAGAATTATTATTCTTTAATATCAAATCTCCATTAAAAGATAAATCATTATCTACTCCTAGAGATAATTCTCCCTAGGAGTAGATAATATTAAAACTACTAACTATTACTCTTCAATTCCTCTTAAAAGAATCATACTTCCTGCAGCTGAATCAGATCCTTGATCATGAACTGTATAACCGAATCTTTCTTCTAAACGTATCCATGTTTGATTATAAACAAATGCATCACCTTCTTGAGTTGTTTTAATCCTAGATGTATGACGATTTGCAAACGCTGCAACAAGATCTCCACGACCGAACAAACAATAGTCCTCATTACGAGATGGATTTGAATTATCTGTTGCTGGAAAAATTGCAGTTGTTTTTACTTCATATCCTAAAAATTCTTTCTTAAAACCACCTTCAAGTGTTCCAATATAATTTCCACCTGCTTCACCTTTAATTCTATTCATTACTGAATGATAGAAACTGTTACCACAAATCCAAACTGGATCCCTTCCAACATATGCATAGTCCCTCAATCTTCCCATAACTCTAGTAAAATCTGCTAAAACTATGTTGTTCCATCCTGCTGTAGCTGCTTCTATAATAGAGTGGTTATTATCTACTGCTTCAATTGCCGTAATAATTCCTGTTATGCCACCATCATCTGCTCCACCACTACCCAAGAAAATAACTTCATCTTCTTTTTGAGCAATTGCTCTTGCCATATTGTCTACAACATAGTCTATGACATTGATAACACTATCTTCGATCAGTTCATCAGAAATTTTTGTTAATACTACTAATTTCTTTACAATAACTTCTACTTGTGAGAAAACTGGATCACTGTCTTTTTTTTCTGCATTTTCAGTTATGAAATATGCTTCGGTGTTGCCATTTGCTTTTGGAATCCACACAGTATCAGAAGTAGCTGGGAATACATTACTAATCTGTCTGCCAAGACCATACTCACTTACAAGTCTTATAACTCTTGCAATTAGTTGGTTAGGAACAGTGTAACCACCTTCTGAATTAGTTCCCTCTGACATAGCTTTGATACCCATTTCTTCACAGTATTGTTTAGCAGCAGAGTTATTTTTCTGTGTTGCTAAAAACCACATACCATCATCATATGCTTGCTCTAGTTCTGTATCCTTATAGGCTTTAAGTTTACCAAAATAAGAATACTTATTTGCTTTTCTTACTACTACATTACTTTTTACTATTTTATTACTAACTTTATTGTCTATTTCTTTTCTATCATCTATAGATTTCTTCATTTCTAACATATATTCTTTAACCATCTCTTTAGCTATACTTTTAGCATCTTCAGCAGAAACTTCTACTTCTTTCTTAACTTCTTTCTTATCTTCATCTTCAATTTCTTTTTCCATGATTTTTTTCCTTAAATAATATTAAATTTACTATATAAAATATCATTTATAAGAACCTACAATTTAAACTCGCAAATAGGAGCGACCTATTAGCATTTTTTTTTGTCTCGATAAATATAAAACAATAATTAAATTAAAATAATTCACCTTTATTATATTTTTTAATTTCTTCCATCGATTCTAAAAAATAAGTCATTATTTCTTTTATGTTGATTTTTTTACCTTTTATTTCTTCATTTTTTATAACTTTAATTATCTTGTCTTTTACTTCTTTTTCTATCTTTATATCTATTTCATCTTCTAATTTTTCAATCTCTACTTCTACTTCTAATTCATAATTTTTATCTACATAATCATTACCTAAAATATTTTTAGGATCTATTTTTAAATTTTTGCAAGAAATAATAAGAGCATCTTGATTACATGGAGCAGAAACAATTGAAAATTCAATTAGTTTCCATTTTGAGACTATTGCTCTTACCTTATCTCCAAATTTTAAAATATCTTTTTTACTAGGTATCCTTTTCTCTAATTCAATATATCCAACAGATATACCTTTTAAAATACCTTGTTTAACTAAAGACCACACTTCATCTGCTTTAGTCGTGCTACCTTTTTCTGCAATTTTAGCAGTTGCTTCCCATCCATTATCAGTTTGTCTTAAATCAAGAGATTTACCAATAGGATGTTCATAATCATGATTAAATAAAATAATAGGATTTTTATTAAAAGTAGATAACTGAATACCATCAGGAAGTAATACTTCATTATCATGGTCAACACTATCAGTAGTTATAATACCAGAAAATTCTCTCTTATCATCTAAATCAACTTCTATTTTTTTAGAAAAATAAACTGTTTTATACTGTTTATCTTGTTTTAATTTTAGTCCCATTCTTTATCCTTTAATCATATATAGTTTATATTCTATTTTATTTAACAAAATCCTCTTTTTATTCTTCTAACTCTTCTAACTCTTTCTCATTTGTGTCAAAAGTAGATGTGTTATTAGTAGTGTTAATATTTATTTCTATAGGTTGAACTTTTTTATCATTTTTCTCATTTTGTGTATTTCTATTCTCAATATCTTTTAATATAATATTTATTTTATCATCTTCTATTTGTTTAGTATATTTTTTGTCTAAAACAGATATATCTTTTATAATATTATCTATTTTATTTAATAAATTATTATTTAAATTTATACTTTTATCATCAGATGATGATTGAACAGAATTATTATCATTATTTTTATTATCACCTAATTTATTACCATTAAAATAAACTTCATCAAGTTCAGGACCTAAAGGTTTTTCACCTAATCTTATTCTTATTTCATTAGAAGTAAGAACTCCAATTTTACTA